GCTACCCCCCTGGCTTCCGTTTATGCCACTAAGGCGTAGGCATAAGCGGAGGTTGGCGGTCCGTCACAGGGACGGGCTCTGCCGGGTCTTGGAAGTTTGCCACTACCAGCCAAACTTTCACGCGTCCGTTCGTTGCTGTCGCTGCTCCGGCGATGGTGACCGTGACCTTTCCGGAGGACGTGCCTACCGCCAGGGCTCCGCCAGGGACGGCTCCTACGGTATTCAACTGCACGGCGGATCTAATCTCATCGGCTCCGTCGAGTCCGACGTCAGCCGTGGCAGCGACCGAAGAGGCCTCCACGACTTCGACGCCGCTCATAAGCACCTGCTCAGACGTGTCGAGATCGAAGAGCTCGAATACGTCGCCCTGCGCTCCCGTCTGCTGTGAGAAGTCAATCGTGCAGACTTTTACCCCCGCAACCTGACCGTTTGAAGGAACTCCTCCTTCGGTGTACCAATTATCATATGTAGCCATTGCTTTTCTCCTTTAGGGGGTTAATTTAAACGCCGGACGAGCACGAAGCAGTCCAATCGCTTCCGGTTTGATGACCTCGAACCCGAACACCTGCAGGCCGCGATAGATCATATCGAAACCATTAGGATCGTCAATCACCTTATTCTTCGTCAACTGGGTGGCGAAGGTAAGGGCCTCGTTATTTCCGAACAACATGTTCGTGAAATAGTTGGCGGGATCTTCAGACTCGCCGGTCTTGTCTGAAGCCAGCTCGCGGTGCAGACGGTTCGTGGTGAACACCGTGAAGCGGTCAACACGTCCTACCAGTCCACTGCGGAACGGGGACTTTCCATCACCCGTTAGGCTTGCGTCCTTGATGTCGGAAGCCTTGAGCAGGGCGGCAGTCAGCGGATCGATCAACAGCCAACGTCCTGCATCAGGTGCGTTCTGCTCGTCCATAACGGCTCCGAGCTCGACGATCTTCTGCATGATGTTGAGGGTGGACAGCTCGATCATCTGCGTGTCCGCTATGGCTTTAGACGTGCCTCCAAGGTCAATCATGCCAGAGACAGCTCCGGCCTTCTTTCCTTGGTTGGCGACGTGTACCTGGGAAGGTACCTCTAAGAGTACATCAGTCGCCACATGGGCGTCCAAGTTCTCTGCAGCCACGGTGGACATTTCACCAATGCGACCCTTAAGGTCCGTTTGAACCTGCTCGATGTCATCGATGATGAACGACCAACGCTTGGCGCGGTCAATCAGCAGGGTGCGGGCCACAGACATTGGGCGTTGATTGGTTACAACGTCGCCAATGGCGTGGTCTTCGATCGCGATTTCGGGGACGGTACGAATTTTAACTTCGTTGCCCTGATTGCGAATCATGCCTTCATAATCCGTGTTCGAGATGAACGGGATAATGGAGTTCTCGTAGTACCGCTTAATGGTCTTCCCTGCAAAAAGCAGAGGAATGTACTGCATAAGCGGATTGCCAATAGAAGGAACACCTGATGCGTAGGGCATCGGAGATCCGTTTGGATATGTAGCCATCACTATTCTCCTGTATATTACCGCCACAGGAGTTCCGGCCTAAAGGCACCTTACCTATAGTCTGATCCGACCCTCCTCCATGGCGGCATCGATGTCAGCCTCCAGAGCATCCAGCTGTTTTTTACCCAGCCCTTTGTAATTTATCCCCCGAGCTCGTGCGTCGTAGAACGCCCGCACTTCGTCCTGGGTATAAATCTTAGGTTGCCCTGTACTCTGACCTTTACCGTCAATGGTGGGAGCAGCTCGAACTTGATCAGGCTTCGCGGCCACTTTTGGCTTTAGGTCGGCATAACGTCGGTACAGATCAATGAGGCCGGACAAGCGTTGTATGTCACCAATCGAAGCAGCGGCTTCACCTAGGTCGCGGTATGGGATACCACTAACTGGGTCAATCTGCTGCAGGAAAGCGAACCATCCAACATCCGAACTATTTATCTGCTTGGCTCCAGGGTTAATCTGATCGACCTTATCCCAGATCGTATTACCCCCGGCAGAGGCTTCCGCCGCGGCGACGCGCTTCCGCATCTCCTCCATAGCTGCATCGACCTCCATCTTAGCCTTGGATACCTCCTTGGCTGCGATGGCTGCTGCGAGCTTCCTCAGTCCTTCCACACCTGCCTCGCCTAGCTCCTGTCGCTCGTCCTCAGTGAGGATTTGGCTAACATCAATAGGCGTATCGACCTGCGCTGCTTGATTTTGTCTTACCTGCTCCCGGAGCTCTTCAATGATTTGGGTCTGACGCGTAGCGTCCGCCTTCATCATACCTTGCAACGTAGCGTACCGATGCTTGGCTCTTTCCAGCTCCACTTTGAGGTTTCCTTCGTCCAACCCTTCGCCGTCCTTGCCGGTATCGCCTTGGGGTGTCGCTTCAGGTAGTCCCTCAGGTTCAGCACTGACGGCTTCAGGGGCAGGAGGCGCACCCTTCTCCAGCTCTTCGATGAGAGCGTCAAGCTCTGCATCTTCTGTCAATACTGCTGATGGTACATCCGCCATCGTATTCTCCTTGGTTATGCGCTCCTATGACGGTGTGCGCGTTCTCGTTATACAGGAGCAGGTCCAAAAGGGTATCCCGCTGCCGTGTCTAAATCGTGTCTAGCCCTCTGTGTCGGCCTTGTCCAGAATAACCTGCAAGGTTTTTATGGCCCCCTGGCCACGGTACACGTCCCTGGGCTCGTTCTGGTCTACCAAAGCCGCCATCCTATCCTCGACCATCCTACGCAGCCACTGAACCAGCCTAGGGCTCTCGGAAAGGTCTCTACGAACGGCTCTGTCCTCTACATCACTTAGCCTCGGCTTCATCCAACTTCCTCTGTTCTATCTCGTGATCGGCGTCTGCCTGAGCATACTTAAGTGCGGTCTCTGCGGCCTTAAGGGCTATCTCGGCCTCATCCTTCTGAGCCGCCCTCTGCATCTCCGCCAGCTCCATCTCGCGCTGCTGCTGCGCTGCCTGGGCATCGGCCTGAATCATCTCGGCAATCTGCTCCTTCGTCTTAACGGCGCTGAAGTCCAGATCCAAGGTAGCCGCAACCTCGCGGAGCAGGTTGGCCCGGTTCTCTTCGCCCATGATTTTGAAGTCCAGATCATTGGTCGTGGCCTGCATAAACTCGATACGACGCTGCGCCATGCTCTCTTTGATCATGACCTGAATGGCCCCGGTCGGGCGCACGTTCACGTCGGCTCCATACCGAAGAATCGCGTCGTCGGAATATTGTAGGTTGTAATAATATAGCGCCTCTACAGCGGGTCTTATGATGTTCGCATCGATGCCTAGGATGACCTTCTTGACCCCCCGGGCGGCCGAGGACATGAGCATGGACAGCCCCGAGGAGGTCCGCCCGGCTCCTGCTACCCGGTCGTTTCCATAGCTGTAGGCCGGTATCCCCGTAATGTCGTCCGCTGAGCGGGTAAACTTGTCTAGCACCCCGATCAACTCCGACGCATTCGACGCGGGCTGGAAAAAATCCAGCGGTTTGCTGGATATATTACCTCGGTTAATGAACTGCCACAGCTTAAACGGCGTGGGGGCGGTGAGCTCCTCTCCGTCCGGTATTCGATCGATATCGTTTACCACGACCTGCGGCCCGGCGGAGAAGGCCAGATTGTTGCTCAGCGCCCGGACGCAGCCATTGCTCAGATCCTGAATGTCCTGCATCAGCTCTGCAATGGATTGGAACCACGCACTGCCGGTGACCTTGCCCCAGCCCGCTACAAGATAGGGTCGATTCTCTTGGCCCCTCCCGTTAAAGTTGAGATATACGATCTTGTCGTCGATCAAGATCGCGTTGATGTCATAGGCCTTCAAATCCTGCAGCGGCTCCTTCTCGCAATCCTCGGTGAGCCCCCAGCTCTTCAGTTGGCTTCCGGGTACCTTCGCCCAGACCTCCCAACCGGACACGACGGTCTTGATTACATTCTCCTCTCTGCGATCGATATTCCGCAACTCGTCGGACTCCGTCACCTCGTACAAAGTCTCCTGCGTATTCTCGAAATCCGTTAGTACCGACTCCAGCGCCTGCTTGGACCAGTTGTCCTCGCCGATAAAATTGTAGAGGCGATTGCGCTCAAAATACACCCGCTCCACAACATTGCCTGCATTGGCCGCGTCGGCTATGGGGGATGGGTAGAAATTGATGGGGTCCACACGGCAGAAAGACGGAACCACTTCCCGCGTCTCCTCCAACACGGGAATCCCGTCCGAACCCATACCCCATCGCTTCACCTTCTTCTCGATAGGTATCGGGCCTTTTAGGATGGCCATCTTGGATTTACATACGTCGTCGATCACTCCTTGAAGGAGATCCTCAAAACCGGCCTCGACCATCTGGTCTTGGATTACCCCCTCCATCCGGGCGATCGCCAGCTCGGACTTGCGCTTCCGCTCAGCCAGCACCTGATCTCGCACGGAAGCAGACAGGTCGTATATCATCTCCGGCGTCAAGTCCAACGGCTGCCCCGATTGCTGGGCCTCGGCCTGTAGTTGCTTGATGCGCTTTACCGCCGTGTCGGCCATCTGCTCGGCCAGCGGCTTGGGGATCTCGGTGATCGGAGTGGGCTCGATTCTCCATATTTGCTCTCGATCCGTGGTCAAAATCTCGGAAATCCATGAGATGGCTGCCCGGATCTTAACCCCCGTTATGTTGAGATAAATCTCCGAACCGCCGAACGTGCGGATCGCTCTGAGCTTCTCGGCGGAGTATTTACCTTGGGCTCGGCGTTCGCAGTCGATAAGGGCATCCTCCACCCCTTCAGAGCTTCGATGATCGCGGTTCTCCGTGACGATGCCCATCAGGTAGCCGACAAGCGGATCGACCTTCGGCGGGGCCTCTACGAGCTTGTCGAGCTCCTCATTGGCCGCATCCTCAATCGCCTTGGGGGAGGCCACATGGGTTAAGTATCCCGATTCGTTCTTCGGGGTTAGGTCGGTTATGCCTTTCGCTTCCATATCCACGTATATGCTC